GCAGATCTCAAGGGGAGATGGATGCTATCGGGTGTCCGCTGGACGCGTCTTCGCGACTCAGCAGGGTCACATCTCGCCTGATCTCCGCAGCGCTCTCATACGCTTCGGGCTCGAGCTGCCCTCGCTGACAGCGGCCGGCGGCTCCCTGGGCGGCGGTGGACACCCCGGTAGCAGGATCACGCACAACTGCATCAAGGCCAACCAGTACCACACGATCTTCGAGACGATCCTTCAGTCCCCAGTCGACGTCAAGCTCATCATCCCTGGCTCGAAGTTCTCCAGTGATTTGGGATACCTCAGCAGAGGTCTCTCGCTCACTAGGATGACTTTTATCCAGGACGAGAAGGCCAAGGATCAGGAGAAGCAGCGCGAGCTCGAATGCAAGCAGCGATCTCTCGACTGGCTCTGGAACACTCTCCGCGAGCGTATTCTCTGCATGGGCGATCCGTCGTACGCAGAGGACATGTACCCGGGCATCACCGAGGGCTGGCAGCAGGAAGACGGATCAAGTCAATTCGCGAAAGCGGTCTGGTTTGGCGACCATGGCATCTTCTCCGACTGGGAGATTCGTCATCGGTCCGCGGACGGCCCATGCCCCATGGATTTCTCGGAGATGACCGAACGCTTCCTCTCGTGCCTCTCCAGAGTGCCCGAGTTCGTCGACGTCAGCGAGAAGATCGCTGTCGCGATGACCATCGCGCACACGACCGTGAGGTTCGTCCGGCCCCGCTCGCACCAATACGACGACAGGTACTGGAAGGAGAATCTCGAGCGTACTCAGAAGCGGACGTGGACCCCTGGCGCCCCAAGCTACGAGCTCATCGAAGGCCGCCTCGAGGATAATGACGAACATTATCCAGACGACAAGGTGATCTACTGGCTGACCGACACTCATTACTACTTGAGTGAGTGGCTCACGTCCCCATCGCCTGCCCCCGACGGTGATCAGCCGGCCGGCCCCCTCGGCCCCGCTAACACTAAGAAGGGCGACCTGATGTTCGTCGTCGGCAATGAGTACCTCCCCACTCCATCTCTCGAGCCTCTCCCTTTCCAAGAGGGTGACTATCAGACAGACAAGAACGGTGAGATCACGGTGAGAATGCGCTCAAGCGCCGTCCACTACAAGCATCCGAACATCCAGGTCCTCGGCGCCAACATGAGCGTTGACTATCTCACGATGAAGGTGCTCGGTTGGAGCGGCCATCCCGGCACGCTCCGCCTCGAGAGGGCTCCCGCTACTGGCTTCCAGTGCACCAGATCGCTGGCCACGCTCTACCTGGCCCAGCAGCTGGGCAACGACGTCAAGTACAAGTCACTCGACATCTCGAGTAGAGACCTGCCTCTCCCCTGGACAGAGAGCGACGCTCGATCTTTTGTCTCGCACCTACAGCGGATCAGACTCGAACTCGACTACTCACAAGTCGCCGAGCTGGCCACCGAGGCAACCTCCGCGACCCTGGCCCGACTCTCCGTCCATCTTCAGTGGTTCGACAAGCCCGTCGACATCGCCACTAAGGTGCCGTGGGATCCCGAGGAGCTCAGCAACTCCGCTGGGCACCGTGTCCGAGAGGAAATCAAGAACGTCACCGTCGACGGCTTGATGTTCCTCGCTTCCCCCTTCGCAGCCCTCACCAATCAGGTGCTCGAGCGCCGTGACCCCGCCCCAAGTGACGGCAGGGTCATCCTCTCACGCTTCACCCGGTGGGCCGGCGGCACTCCTCTCTATCCTCTTACCATCAAGCATGCATATTGGAGCTCTCCTGAGCCTCAGTTGCCCATCAGCTTGATGAATGAGGATCGCGAGTTCGAGATCGAACAGAAGAACGTGCTCTCTCGGCTCTCCACCCGCGTCGTCGACGTCTTCCGGAGTGACCTCAGCGAATTCCAGATCCAGGCGCTTCCCAACGCTTCACAGACTGCCCACATCTGCGGAGCCAGGAACGACCAATCGGCCACAGCTCTAGACGAAGAGCCGGAACTCGCCAGGCCGTGCAAGGACGAGGAGAAGATCAACAGCATCCTTCTTCGCGACCCGCGCAAAGGCGCGATCCGAGACGCTGACGGCACCGAAGATGAGGTCCTCTCCAAGACCAAGGTCGTCCCCAGGGTCAGCAACAAGGAGTTGCGGCGACTAAAGCAGTCCATGCCCGACGAGTCCAGACTCCCTGCAGAGGACTACTACATGTGCAAGGAACCGGACTGGGAGAAGCTGATGCAAGGCAACCCTTGCGTCATTGGCTCGGACCTCGAGAGCGTCAAACGCTACGAAGATTCCATTCGCGCCCTACGCGCGCTGTACGAGTCTTTCCCGCAGCAGATGATGATCAAAGGCGACCAGCTCCTCCCCATGAGTGACGGAAACTCTGCTTGCTACGCTACTCTCTCTGGCTCTGCTATCATCGATCAGCACACCGGCAACCCGATCAGAGAGTTTGAGTACTCGAGCAAGTCCCTCGCGAACGTGATCTGCGCTCTCGCCAGGCACATGGGCGCTCTCCAGACGTACGACGAGCAGCGCATCCCCCTCTTCAGGACCATGTGCAAGGCCTTCCTCGACGAGCTCACGGACCGCATCAATCTCGAGTCTCCAGAGGACAAAAGCATTTGGTGCTACGTCCTCGACAAGGACAGCTTTTCTCGCTCGAAGAAGAAGAAGTATATCTGCAACATCGCCGACTTCTTCTACGATCGCAGGTATGCTCGCCTCGTAACCGCTTTCCAGCTCATGGTCAAAAGCGGCGAGGTGTATACTACCCTCGATCTCGAGAAGCTGAATGGGTGCATCCTCGGGCAGAGTTCACGGCCCCGCATGATCAGTGTCATGACCGATAAGGGCTACGGGATCATCTAAGCGCTCCAGAGCTATGTTTTCAGACACCTCCGGAAGCACTGCCCCGGCTTCATCCACTCGATGACTTCGCAGGAAATCGTAGACCTCGTGACCCGCCACATCTCTCCAAAATGGCTCGCGATATCCATCGACGGCTCCGCTTTTGATTCGAGTCAATTCGCGATACTCATGCAGTGCGTCGACGACGTCTTCTTCTCTGGAATTAAGCCATTTATCCGCAAGGTGGTCGAATACTGGTTCGAGACTCTCCCGGTCCCTCCTACTCGCTCTGTCAACGAGATGGTCGATGTCATCATCGGGCAGCTCCTGGTGAACGACTTCGACCTCTTCGTGCATGCCCCCGGTGTCAACGGCCCCAAGTGGTCTGATCGCGTTCTTGGCAAATTCCGCAGCGATATTCAAGGCTCGTCACGCTGGCCTTCGCCCGAGTCCGACTGGATACACGTTTCGCTCATGGGCACCACTCTCTCTGGTCACCCCACTAAGACGACGCTCGGCAACACCCTCCGCAGCCTCTGTTACATGTACTTCTATGTGCTCAGTGCCGATGTTGGCATCCAGAAGCCCTGGGACTCAGACCGCTGCTTCATCATCGCCTCCGGTGATGACGTCGTGCTCTGGTGCGAGCCCGCGATTGCTCCCAAAATCGTCGAGAGCATCCGCTCCCTCTCCAGCCCCGACAAGAAGCGCGATTCCCGGGCCGGCTGCGGACAGTGCATCCCTGACATCTTCGTCGGCAAGTTCTGGGAGGTCGAGTTCTGTTCCAAGTGGTCGTTCGCCCCCTATGACGACATCACACAGTGGAAAATGTGCCGAGACGTCGGCAAGCTCTTCAGGACCAAGCAGTACTATCGCAAGTCCAATGAGCTCCTCCATTGCTGCCCTTTCCTGCACAAATTCGCGATGCTCGAGGGTTTTGCCTCCGAGGGCGTCAGTGTCCTTGTTGAAGACCTTCTCCGCGTTCAGCTGAGCAGACTCGAAAAACCTGACGTTACTGAGGAGAAGATGAGACGCGCGATCGAAGGCTTCGACATGATCCTCCACGCACAGTGCGATCAGAAGTACACGATGGAGGCATACGTCGACCATCGTCTAGGCTGGACAGCGAATACGCTGCTCAACTTGATATCCCGCGACGTCATTCTTGGATCACGCGGAGAAGAGGTTGTTTCTATATAAAAGAAAAATGCAAGCTTCATCAAGCAAGAAATCCCTCAGGTCTAGACAAAGACCGCAACCCCAAAGACCCGCGCGCGCTCTAGCCCAAGAGAAGAAAACGGCCCCAAGAGCGTCTCAACCACGCCCCAGGACCATTCCTCCTCCACTCAAGAGTCACGCAACGGCACTCAGCAGGCATGCGCAGCAGCACCCTGCAACCATCATGCAGAAGCTCACCCACCACAAGGATGAGCACCGTGATCAGGGCAGAGCCCGCCGTGAGGCTAACCTCGGCGCTCTCGACCTCATGTATGCAGCCAAACTTGCCCCAGGTACGTTCAGTCCGCCTTACTACGTCAACAATGAAGAGGTCACTCCTCTCAAGTTGAGCTTAGTGTCCAAAACCCGGCAGTGGAATCAGTGCTGGGACTTGGACTCGGATATGTACTTGAACTTCGGTTCGCGTAGGTACACGATCATCGCGTTCAGCCCCGTGCTGACGATGTTTTACTACACGGGTTCGAAGACCACCAAGTGCGGTGGCATGGTCATATGCCAGACCGACAATCCAGACCGACAGGCCCTCGCTTTCACCGACTTCTTTAACACGAACGACAGTTTTAGCCTGGTTGACCTGTACGAGTCCGACGGCGCTTCTATAAGCGCCAACGGATTCATCTGGGCCTCTCACCTCCAGATGTCACTGTCTGGACCGACATTCACTCGGTCCGGTACTGTGAACCACTACTAGATCCCCCTTGGTTCTATGGTGGATGACACTGGCCAGAGTGAGTTGTCAGTGAACCAAATACTGAACAACTCATACAGGCAAACCGACGTCAAAGATGATGGAGGCACAAACATTTCTATCAAGAATGCGTGTGTCAACAACAACATGGCGGCGAGTGTCAACTAACATCTCGGAGCAGAGAGTGCAGCAGTCATGATTTCCACCGAATGGATATCAGGCGTTGTGATCAACATGCCTTTCCAGGCCACAGAGACTGGAATGCCCATACAATACTCCATCAATTCGCATCTACAAAGTAACTATGCCTACAACACCAAGCCTCGCGATCCCTTCGCTAGAGGATTGGAAAGCTCAAGCATGCAAATGATGACCCGACCTGTCAAAGATCGAAGCTAGAATCTCCCTCTGAGTCCTATGATACAGAATGGATCGAATCTAGCGCCTGCAAACCACCAAGAACCCTCGATCGGATTCTTCGACAAAATGGTTAATCAGGCATTCAATAAACTAAGCAGTTTAGCCACCTGGGAAAACGCAGCCTCCGCCTTGGAGATGGCTGCTGGCGCTCTGCTAGTTCCGATCGAACTTCGCAACCGCTCAGCTGAGCTCTATCGCCTTCAAAACGCGATTGAAGCACTCAAACGAGCAGGCATCGACACACCGCTTGTCGATGTCCTGAAGGATGAACTCAAGTACTACCGAGACACACAAGGTGTCTGGGTCCAGCCGTACGTCGAGATCGAAATCAAAGAGTCTGATCAAACTCACCCGAGCTCCGTCATCACCTAGCAGTGACTGACAGCTCAGCACCACACCGGCACCTCGCTACCCAGAGCGAAAACGCCAGAATTCAACGACCCGCCCACTACAGTCTGAACTGTCAGTGAGCTCCCCCGGAACACTGGGTTATTGTCTTATCTACACGCAAGCGGCTAATCAGCCCGCGTACAAGTGAACCGGCC